GGAAAATTGCGACAATTTAACATCTGCTGTGTTTAATATTATTTATCAAGATGAGCTTGCTAATAAGTTTGATAAAAAACTTATAAAAAAATCAGAATTAGAAGTTTGGTATCCTGTTTTATTAAATACTGTAAAAACCATTGAACAAGCAATTGAAAATAAATATAAACAAAAAGTTGATATTCCGTTATTTATAACCAAATTATGTAGTTTTAGAAATTTATTTAAAAACAGCAGGTATGGCGGATATCATCATGACAGGCAATTAGAATACATTATTGAATACAACAAAACTTGGCCTGAAAAAAAAGAGCTTTGGAGAACAATATTAGAAATAAGATACAAAAGTTTTAATCACAATTTGTTAGGCGAACTTAATGGATGGAAAGGGATTAGAAAAGAAAGAAAAAAACTTTGGACTACTAAAGGCTTAACAGGAGTTGAATCGTTATGACAACCATATTGCTTATAGGTAATTGCGGAAGCGGTAAAACTTGGGTAATGAATAAAATTATAGAAGAATTTAAATTAAATAAAAAAGCCAAAATAGGAAAAGTTGTATTTCAAACAAACGATAAAATCTTTGTTCTTGGAAATTATGACAAAAGTACGTTTGAAGGTAGCGATAAATTAAGTATGGCTGTTATGAGCGATTGCGATTTGCTAAAAAAATTGCAAGAAAAATACAATTCAATTATCGTATGTGAAGGCGATAGATTTACTAACAGCACTTTTATAGCTAAATTTTCACCAACAATTGTAAAAATAATGGATGACGGTGAAGCTGGAAGAAAAAAAAGAAAATCAAATCAAAGTGAACGGCAATTAAAATCTATTCAAACAAGAGTTAATAACATTAAACACAATATTGAAGTTTTGGATAGTGACACAGCACTTTTAATTATAAAGAGAATGTTAAATGAAAATATTGCATCTTAAAAAACAACCGCACGATGTAAAAATAGGTCATGAATGTCCTGATTTGCAACCAAATGTTATTGAGGACACTATTTTTGTTGCCGACGGCGAACCCATTGGTTTTTATATTAAAAATATACCTGACAAATTAAAAAAATATGTAGAAATAGCAAACGCTGAATTTTTATCTGACCGAGTACCAAAAACAGTAATGAATCGTGGTCCAAAAAGCAAATGGTACATTGAAAAACTTGAAAAAGAAGGAAGGTTGCTTGTTGACCAATACAGCGCGATTATAGGCTCTTGTGCTCCAAGACCTCACATGAGGATGCCTTACCCTAGAATATCAACAATTCACAATGAAAAATCGGCTCAAACATTTATTAAAGCTATGTTGCTTGCTTGCAGAGAATCGGAAGAATTAATAAAAAAAATAATACCTAATGTTTATGACAAACAGTTAAAAACAATTGAAGAAAATGTGCCTCCTAAATTTAGATTTGGAAAGTTGTTTACAAGTTCTATTTCAAATTTTAACATTGCAGCTAATTATCATATCGACTCTGCTAACCTTAAGGATTGCGTAAATGTTATTATTGCAAAAAGAGAATTTGCTCGAGGTGGCAATACTACCGTTCCTGATTACGGTGCGACTGTTGATTCTAGCGACAATAGTATGCTTGTTTACCCTGCTTGGCGCAACGTTCATGGCGTTACTCCTATTGTTCCTCTTTCTGAAAAAGGCTATAGAAACTCTCTTGTATTTTATCCTTTAAAAGCATTTAATAATTATTGGGATAAATAATTGAAGTTGAAACATAAAATATGGTTAATTGTTTTAACTTTTCCTATATGGCTTCCTTTTGTAATTGTTTGGTTTTGGTTTCAAGATTTATACAATCATTGTAAAAAATGAGGTATAGTTACATAACAAATTGGGAGTAAACTATGTTTTTTGTATTGGGATTAGATTTACGTTCCATTTATTTAATTCCAACAATTGTAATTTATACTAAACGTAGTTCATTTGAAATAAGGTGGTTAATTTTGGCATTTGCATTTGGGTTTCATTCTAATGGCAAGAATTAGAAGTTCGTTGGCTAACATGGTTTCAAGTGTACCTGACCCTTTTGTTATTAAAAAAAACGGATGGCGAGAAAATAAAGTTGCAATCTTTACCGAAGAACAACTTGCCAAGCTGCCAAAGAATACAAGAGAAACCACATTGGCTGAAGCTATAAGAGAAGCTGCTAGATATTTATATGGTAATTGATGTTATTAGACTTAAAGAATGTCTTGAATTATGGGCTATATGGATGCGCCATGATGGTTCACGTTTAGGTTATCCGCAAAAATCTATGGGTATCTCTAGCGGTGGCGTAAATTGCTGGGATGACATTGGCGATGATTGCGACAACTACACAGTTCAAATCGTAGATGCAGCCATGACCAGCTTAACGCAATCAGGCAAGGGATTTATGGTAGACGCAATACAAATTTCTATTGGTCTGTTACCTAACGAATGGAAATATCATTATCAATACGAAACTGCGCTTTCATTCGGACATGATTATTTGTGGCGAAAGCTAACAGTAGCTGGAGTAGTCTGATGAAATATATTGAAGTAGATTTAAAAACTTTACCTAAAGAGCACCATTTACGCAATACGCCATTGATTCATATTGGCGCAAAGTATCTTCCGCAAGACAGCACATTATGGCAGCCAATTAGAGCAAGTTATGGCATATCTTTAAAAACATATAATAATTTAGGTGAGGCTTGGACGCTTTGGGATAAATGGGTTGCAACAATAGACCCGTATGATTGTGACGAACCACATAAAACGGAGTGGTAAAATAATGCTTGACATAATTCATAGATATGATATTTTGACTGTGGGGATAAGCTCGTCTAAAAATTATGCTTAAAATTGAATATAAAAAAATAGATTCACTTATTCCTTACGCAAGGAATTCACGCACTCATTCCAATGAACAAATATCTCAAATTGCTTCAAGCATAAAAGAGTTTGGCTGGACTAATCCTATTTTAATCGATGAAACAGGAAGCATAATTGCTGGTCACGGGCGAGTTCTTGCTGCTTCAAAATTAAATTTTACTGAAGCTCCAACTATTACTCTTGCTGGATTAACCGAAGCTCAAAAACGTGCGTATGTTATTGCAGATAATTCCCTAGCATTAAATGCTGGTTGGGATTTAGAAATGTTAAAAATTGAAATTGAAGATTTAAAAGAATTTGATTTTGATATATCTCTTTTAGGTTTTGATGAAGAATTTTTAGATAAAATTATTGAACCTGAGCAAATAGAAGGTTTAACAGATGAGGATGCCATTCCTGATGTGCCATACGAGCCAATTACAAAGTTGGGGGATATATATCAGCTAGGTAATCATCGTTTGATGTGTGGCGATAGCACAAGCATTGATGCTGTGGATAAGTTAGTTAATAGCACAAAGATTGATTTATGTTACACAGACCCTCTTTATGGAATTAATGAAAAAGGTGATAGGTCTAAACGTGGTGGTTTAGCTCAAGGCAATAAATTAAAAGATTTTAAAGACGATACAATTGATTATGCTGTAGAGGCTTATCAAATTGTAGAGGGTGCATTAAATATACCAAGACAAGTTTGGTGGGGTGCTAATTATTATTGTCACGCTTTGCCACAATCTAACAATTGGTTTGTTTGGGATAAGCGTGTTGAAGAAAAGCAAAAAGATACACAGTCAGATTGTGAACTAGCTTGGGTTAAATCTAAATGGTCAAGCGTTAGAATATTTAGACATTTATGGAAAGGTTTAATCAAAGGTTCAGAGCATGGTCAAAAGCGTGTTCATCCAACACAAAAACCTGTAGCTTTGGCTGAATGGTCATTTGATTATTTTAAAGAAGTAAACACAGTATTAGATTTGTTTGGTGGCTCAGGTTCAACATTAATAGCTTGTGAAAAAACTAATCGTTCATGCTTTATGATGGAATTTGAACCACATTATTGTGATGTAATTGTTAAGCGTTGGGAAGACTTTACAGGTAAAAAAGCACAGTTAATTAATGACATTTAAAAGATGGTGTGTGGTTTTTAAACACGACAAATCACCAGTTGATGAATGTTTATTTACGCACAAGGCAAAAGCAGAATTAAAAATGAATACAATGCCTAACAAAGAAAAACTAGAAATTTTAGTTATGGAATTGGTCGTAAATCAATTAGGCTGGTAATTATATATGGCGTATGACAAAAAAGACTGGGATGTTGTTCAGGCTTTCTTTGAAAGCGGATTATCTTTGTCTGAAATAACCGAACGTAAAGAAGTAAAAATAAAAGATAGAAGTTCAATAAGTAAAAAAGCAAAGCAAGAAGGTTGGACTAAAGCTAAAATTCAACACCTTGTTGAAAAAGAAATACAAGCAAAACAAAGCCTTAGTGAAGTAGAAGAAGAAAAATCCACATTAAATTCAACACAAGTTGATGTAGTAAAAACATTAGTAGATGAAAAGTTTGTTTGGTTAGATTATTTAAACAAGGCTGCTCTTAAAAATGCTCAAGAAGCCATGAAAGCATCTTGTGTTAATCAATTAGATTTTAAACATAGAGCTGATACAATCCTAAAGGCTAGGGATGTAATAGAGCCTAAGAATTCAGTATTACAAGTTAATACGCAAGTAAACAATACACAACTAACACCCGAACGCTTCCAAGAAATAGCGCAAAGATTGTTAAGAGAAGTTTAATGCGTGAATATCATTCAGAGGAAATACAATCCTCAGCAATTTTAGCTCGAACAGACTTTTATTATTACAGTCGCTGGATGTTTTTACAGAAGCATGGTTATAAATGGCTTCAAGCAGAACACCATGAAGAAATATGTAAATGGTTGATGAAAGTTTATAAGGGCGAAATCAAACGTCTTATTATTAACATTCCGCCACGTTATTCCAAAACAGAGTTGGCAATTAAAAACTTTATGTCATGGACGCTTGGGCATCATCCTGACAGTGAATTTATTTATACAAGCTATTCAGCAAGATTAGCCAGTAACTTTTCTTGGCAAACACGAGAAATTGTAGATAGCAATGAATATCGTGAGATATTCCCTAATACAATTTTACAAAGCGATAGCAAAGCCAAAGATGAATGGCGCACTACTGCTGGCGGTTTAGTTTATTCCGTAGGTGCTGGTGGTTCAATTACTGGTTACGGTGCTGGTAAACATAGAAAAGAGTTTGGTGGGGCAATCCTCATAGATGACCCACACAAAGCCGATGAGGCTCGTTCAGATGTAATGCGAGAGAATGTTATCGACTGGTTTCAAAACACGCTAGAAAGTCGTAAAAATAGCCCTGATACGCCTATTGTGTTAATTATGCAAAGGCTTCATGAAGAAGATTTGTCAGGTTGGCTGTTAAATGGTGGTAATGGTGAGCATTGGGAACACGTTTGTTTACCTGCTATCAAAGAAGATGGTGCAGCGTTATGGGAAGCTAAGCATACAATTGAAGATTTAAGGCGCATGGAAGAAGCCAGCCCGTATGTTTTTGCTGGTCAATATATGCAACGTCCAGCTCCAGCAGAAGGTGGTATCTTTAAACCTGACCAAATAGCAATTATTGATGCTTTACCTGCTGGCGAGATTAAATGGTGTCGAGGTTGGGATTTGGCTTCAACTGTTGATGGCGATTGGACTGCTGGCGCAAAGATTGGAAGATTGCCTGATGGGCGATTTATCATAGCTGACATGGTTCGGTTACGAGATGGTCCTGATAAACGAGATGCTGCAATTAAAAATACTGCTTCATTAGATGGACGCAGCGTAAAGATTTCAATACCGCAAGACCCAGGACAAGCAGGTAAAACTCAAGTTATTTACTTAACTAGAGAATTAGCAGGATATAATGTAAAAAGTTCACCTGAAAGTGGTGATAAAATTACTAGAGCTGAACCTTTGGGTTCTCAAGTAAATATCGGTAATGTCATGATGCTTAGAGGCGAATGGAATCAATCTCTTATTAATGAAATGAGAATGTTTCCTAATGGCGTTAATGATGACCAAATTGATGCGTTGTCAAGAGCATTTAGCGAAGTAATGGTACCAAGACGAAGTTTCTTTGGATAGAGGATTATTAATGTCAATTTTAGATTGGTTTAGAGGCGAGAAAGAAGAAGTCAAGAAGGCGGAAGATGCGCCTAAGGCTATCGCTCGTAAAAGTCTATTCGGCACTCATGCTGGTGACATTGAAAGCTCAAACAATATTAAAGACTTTGTATTAGACAAATTTTCTGCATTAAAATCACAGCAACCAATGTTTGACCCTGCTGTTAATGGCATGGCAATGGATGATAGCTCTAATGGCGTTCCATCATTTAAAATGTATGATGCTGGCAATAACTCTGTATCTGACGCTGTAGTCTATTGGTACGCTTCTCAAGGCTTCATTGGCGCACAGCTTTGCGGTATCTTGGCTCAAAATTGGCTTGTCAACAAAGCCTGTGCAATGCCTGGCGATGACGCAATCCGTAAAGGTTACAACGTAGTATCTATTGACGGTGACGAATTAGACGAAGAAGCTGTAAAAATTATCAAGGCTTATGACCGTTCAATGCGCCTCACATGGAATATGAGAGAGTTCATTCGCAAAGGTCGTATCTTTGGCGTTCGTGTTGCAATGTTCAAAGTTCAATCAACAGACCCTGAATACTATGAAAAGCCTTTTAATATTGATGGTGTTACTGCTAATAGCTATAAAGGGATTGTGCAAGTTGACCCGTATTGGTGCGCCCCTATGTTGGATGGAGCTGCTGCTAGTCAGCCTGATACTCTACATTTTTACGAGCCAACTTGGTGGATAATCAACGGTAAGAAAGTTCATCGTTCACACTTAATCATATTCCGTCATGCGGAACCTGTGGACGTATTGAAACCTCAATACATTTATGGTGGTGTTCCACTCACTCAACAAATCATGGAACGTGTTTATGCTGCCGAACGTGTAGCTAACGAAGCTCCACAATTAGCTATGTCTAAACGTACAACTGTTTGGTTGACTGACATGGAAGCTGCAATGTCAAACACAGAGCAAGCTATTGGTCGTTTAAACTATTGGGCGCAAATGCGTGACAACTACGGTATCAAGCTAGGCGATAAAGAAGGTGACGAGTTCCAACAATTCGATACTTCTCTTGCTGACTTTGACCAATTGATTATGACGCAATACCAATTGGTTGCTGCCATCGCTGGCGTACCTGCTACTAAATTAATCGGTACAACACCAAAAGGCTTTAACTCTACAGGCGAATACGAAGAAGCCTCTTACCATGAATTACTTGAATCTATCCAAACGCATGACCTTACTCCATTGGCAGAACGTCATCACCAATTAGTCATTAAATCATTTGTAGAGCCACAGCTTAAAAAGAAAATTAATGTCGAAACAACATTGAATTGGTTGCCACTTGATACTCCAACTGCTGAAGAATTGGCAAGAACTAACCTTGCTAAAGCACAAGTTGGTGCAGCATTGATTGAAGTAGGCGCAATCTCTAGCGAAGAAGAACGTCAACGTGTAGCGACTGACAAGACCAGTGGTTACAATGAAATTGGCATTATGGAAGAAGAATCGCCTGAAGGTGAAGCAATAGCCGAGAAAGACTATTTAAACGCTGAAGATAATATTTGGGTTCCAATGCCTAAAAACGAAGAAGTATCAATTCATACAACAGATAAAGCCGAAAATAGTGCGTCAAAAGTAACTAGCCGTGCTAAAAAAACAATCAAAAAATAATGCAGTCGGCTCTGCCTTGCGTCCTAACGCTGGTATCTCAACCGATTACGCAAAGCCTATTGTCAATGAACTAGAATTAATGTTTCGTGACGTTCGTAGAGAGTTAAAAAAGACTTTTAACGAGAATCACTACGGGCAAGCGATGGATGCCTCATTGGCAAGTCAATCCCGTATGTTGCTCAATTGGTTATTAAGAAAATGGCAGCCTCGCTTTGACGAGATAGCCAAAAGTGCTACTAATCGTATGATTCAGCGTACTATAAAGAACTCAACGATTACATTGCGTAATTCGTTAAAAGAAGCATTACCTGATTTAAGCATAGATACTTCATTTTCAAATGAACAATTACAAGAGGTCATCAAGGCAAGCACATTAGAGGCTGCAAACTTGATTAAAATCATACCTTATAAGTTCTTGAATGAAGTGCAAGGTCAGGTAATGCGCTCCATTACAACAGGCAAAGGGATGGAAGATTTAGTTCCTTTCCTAACGAAGAAATATAAAGGCAACATAAGACACGCAAGGCTTGTTGCTTTAGACCAAACTCGTAAGGCTTATCAGTCTATTAATACAACTAGACTAAAGACTTTGGGTGTTAAAAAGTTCATTTGGATTCATTCAGGTGGTGGCAAAGAGCCTCGTGAATTGCACAAGCGAATGAGTGGGAACGAGTACTCTTTCGATAACCCTCCGTTCATTGGTGTAATGTATGGTGAGGATGTTCATGGACTTCCTGGTGATTTACCAAATTGTCGTTGTATTTGTAAGCCCGTCATTAACTTTGATTTAGAGGAATAAACATGAAAGACAAATTAAATGCTGTTGAATCAGCAAAAGCATCTATCGGCTCTTTAGCTGGCATGGGTGAAAATTGCCAAGCAGAAGGTGTTTATACATTTCGCTGCTTTGAATACGAAGGCGGTCCATTGCTTTGGGAAGATAAAATTGATAACGTAGTTTGTACCCTTGGCAAAAATTTAATGCTTCAAACAGCATTGACAGGTTCTCTTTATAGCGTTACTGGTCCTTACATGGGTTTAATCTCATCTGTATCTTATACTGCTGTAGCTGCTGGCGATACAATGACTTCTCATACAGGTTGGACTGAAGCTGGCTCTACTAACGCTCCTACTTTTGCTGCTCGTATTACTCCAAGTTTTGGCACAGCTTCTGCTGGTTCTATTGCTACAAGCTCTGCTGTTTCATTTACAATGACAGGTGCTGGTACATTGGTTGGCGCATTTTTAACATACGGTCCAAGCGCAGTTAGCACATTGATGTCAACTGCTGGTACTTTGCTTTCTGCTGGCGCATTTACAGGTGGAAATCAACCAGTTAGCTCAGGAAACGTAGTTCAAGTTACTTATAGCTTATCTCTATAATTAATTAAAAACATATAAAACATTTATAAGGACAAAATCATGTCATTTAACAAAGGTCAAGAAGTAACTCAAATTATGCCGACTGCAATTAAAGGTACGGTAGCTGGTTTTTCATTAGACCAAGAAACTGGCGAAGTTTTAGTTTTAGTTAATTATGTGGATGATGAAGGTAACGAACAAACTCGTTATTTTCAACAATCTCAAGTAACTAGTGCATAATCATGGCATTTTTAGTTAATGATAGAGTTCAAGAAACTGGCACAATACCGACAGGTACGGGTGCGGTTAATCTTGCTGGTGCTGCCAATGGCTATACTTCTTTTGTTTCTAGCATTGGCAATGGCAATACTACATATTATTGCATTTATGACCAAACAGCTTACACATGGGAAGTAGGGGTTGGTACGATTGCTTCAGGCTCACCAAATACATTAACTAGAACTACCGTTCTTAACAATAGCCTTGGAACCACATCACCAATTAGTTTTAATACATCAAATTTGATGACTGTTTTTTGTACCTATCCAGCAGGAAAGTCTGTATTAGTTTCCCCTAATGGTGACATTAACTTAACACCAGTAAATGCCAATGTAAATCTTTCGCCTACTGGGGGTACTGGAACTGTAACAATTAATCCAACAGCAATCGGCTCAATGAACAATGTTGCTATTGGAGCTACCACACCATCAACTGCACGTTTTACAACTGTAGATGCAGGTACATGGAACGGAAGTGCAGTTACTATTCCTTATGGTGGTACTGGAGCTACTTCATTTACTAATAATGGTATTCTATATAAGTCAGCAGCTAGCTCAACAGTTTTACAAACAATCACTGCACCGTCTTCAGCGGGAACCTATTTACAATATGATGGCAGTAATTTTGTTTGGGCAACTGCAGGTGGAGGTGGTGGTGTTACATCGTTCCAAACTTCTCTATCTGGATTAAGTCCTTCATCATCTTCTACTGGTGCAGTTACTCTTTCAGGTACGTTAAATCCTTCAGGTGGTGGTACAGGGTTATCCTATGTAGGTAGCTATGGACAAGTATTAACCTCAGATGGTACTAACTTATTTTGGAATACGCCTAGCGGTGGCGGTGGGTTATCTAACGCTTACTCATATATTGCTGTAGGTGGAACCCCAACCTTTTCCGCATCTGGTGCATCTACAATTAACTTTGCAGCTGGGGCAGGGGTAACATTAACTACATCAACAGGCGCATACCAAACAATAACCATAGCTGCTAGTGGCGGAGGCGGTGGTGGAGCAACTTGGCTAACTATTTTAGGAACTACCTCACCATCTACTACTATAGCATTACCTTCAGGTTATGATGGAACAGGAGCAAATTCTGCATCACATAATATTTTTATTGGTGGTAATGATAACATTAATTTTCAAGGAAGTTTACCTTCTCCTGGCGCATGGATGTCTTATGGTTCAGGAATTCCATTTTATACTTATACTACTTCAGGTATGCTTATTGGGTCTGTATCAGCAAACTCTGGGTCAAATGGTGTCAGATTTGCTTTAGCTCCTAAATGGTCATTCCCTGTAAATGGGTTTGTTCAATATAATCCAACGTTTTCATTTAGTGGGTCATTTTTTAACAATACGACTGGCTGGGTAGGTCCAATGGGGTATGCCACAATGACTTGGCAAGGTGTCGTTGTACTTTCAGGCACTGGATATATACCAACTGGAGTTAACTGCACAGTAGTATCAACAACTACAGGTAACGGTTATACGTATGTTGCAATATCAATGACAACATCACAAATTATGAATGCAAATACAGGTTCTACTGTTCTTAATTTTGGTACATACGCTTCTACCATTTATGTTTATTATTATTATACTTATCAATAATGGATACAATTATGTACTTACATTTAGCTAAAATACAAAATGGTGTTATTGTAGAATACCCATTATCTGAAGAATCTTTAACAACAGCTATTCCAAATTATTCTGAATTAACAGAGGAACCCAATTGGGAAAGTGTAGGATTAGCAAAGGTTGTTATCCCTCCTAGTAACATAGTAGATGGGTATAACTATGTACCTAAAGACCCACAATTAGTAGATGGAAAATGGGTTGCATCTTTGGTTAAAGACGAGGAAACACCAGCAGAGTTAATTCAACTTAGAACTCAAAACGCTGCAGTTTCAAAACGTGCTGACCGTGACTTTTTACTTAAAGAAGCTCAAAGCAGAGTTGACCGTTACAATCGACTTGCTAGATTAGGTAAACCACAAATAGATAATATTGATGAGTTAGATACTTATATCCAAGCTTTAGCAGATTTGCCTGAGAAAGAGGGATTCCCTTTTACAGTTATATTTCCTACTAAGCCTTAATATAAAATGTTTGCACTTTCTGCTTTTTCGCAAGCTCCATTTTCTTCTTTATCTAGCGTTACCACTTATATATTTTCTGTAGAAGAAAGCGTTTCAGCAGTTGATTCTACTTCAAAATTAACAATTTCTTCTGTTTCTATTACAGAAGTTGGAAGTGCTATATCTGCACAATCTCAAGTTCTTGTAGCTTCAAAAACTATTACGGAATCTGCAAGTGCGGTAGAAGTTCAATCTGAAAATACAACTGCTGCTAGTACTATATCTGAAATAGGTAATGCAGTATCAACACAATCTGAATTAATGACAGCTTCTGTTAATGTTTTAGAAACAGGAAATGCTCAAGATGTTGTATCTGAAGCAATGACAGCTTCATTGACAGATACAGAAACGGCTAATGCTCAAGATACGGTTTCAGAAAACGCTGTTGATGCAGTAAGCGTTAACGAAACAGGAAATGCACAATCTACACAATCCGAAACAATGTCAGCTCCAGTTTCCATTACTGAATCTGGAAATGCTCAAGATTCTCAATCTGAAAGCATGACAGCTCAAGCAACAATTACTGAGACCGAAAATGCTAGTGATTCTCAATCGGAATCTATGAGTGCACCCGTTACTGTCTCAGAATCAGGTTCAGCTCAAGATTCTCAATCTGAAACGATGTCAGCCAATCTTTCCGTAAACGAAGTGGGTAATGCTCAAGACAATCAGTCTGAAAGTATGACGGCTGGTTTAAGCATTTCAGAAACAGGAATTGCTCAAGATGCAAATAATGGAGCAGTAGTATCACAAAACTACATTACAGAATCAATGCTTGCAATAGATTCAATATTTCAAAATGTTACTGCGTATTTAACAATAAATGAATCGGGAAATGCGTTAGATACACAATCTTTACTTTTAACTGCATTTTTATCAATTTTAGAATCAGGTAATGCTAGTGATGTTGTTTCAGAACAATTAAATTTGTATTTGTCAATGATTGAATCAGCAACTGCCGTAGATGTATTAGATGGCGTAGTTGTAAAATTTGCATCTATTTCAGAATCAGGTAATGCTGTAGATATTCAATCTATGATAAGAAATTTTTTGATGGTTGTAAATGAACAAGCAAATGCTCAAGATTTTATTAACGCTACTAACTATGTCATAGTTACAGTTATAGAGCATGAAAATGCTGTAGATATTTATTATTGCAAGCCTATTTTTAATAGCTCTGAAAAAGTATGGCACGTTTTACCAAGAAGTACCAATTGGAATGTTTCACCTAGACTAGATTATTGGAATGTAAATGAATAGTTACATATTAGAAAAACGGACAACTGAAAGTATTTGGTACGATATTGACTGTACCAATATTTTAGATACTACTGAAACAATTTTGTCTATTACTTCTATTACATCTGACCAAACTGGTTTAGTGTTTACAGCTCCAGCAATCAATAGTTCACCTGTCACATTTCCTAACGGTGTAATTGCAGCAATTGGAAAAGTAATATCAGTTTATATATCAGGTGGAATTGTTTCAAGCGGTGCAACAAATCAAGTTTATACAATTCGCCCAATATTCAATACAAGCGAAGATAATATTCGTGAAGCTACTGTATTGCTTAATGTAACTAATATTCCGTTCCAAACAGGTAGGGTAATCTAATGCCGTTAAAATCAGGTTGTGGAATTATTAGCAATAAATTTAGCTTTTTCAATATTATTAATTCTATTGCGAGAATTTTTCCAATGCAATTGATGATGACAATTTGCACAAAGTGTTTGAAGATTGTTTGGTTCATTATTTTTTCTATTTTCATCTATATGATGAACAACAAGAAAATCAATATTAAATTGATTGCAAATTTCACAACATATTTTTCCAAACTTTTTAATAGTTTGAGCAAATCCATTTGCCATGTAATGAACTTTTGCTTTACCATTAATGATTCGAGAAATTCCTGCACATTTTCTAGAACAAAATTTTCTTTCTCCACTTTGAAACTTTGCTCTACCAGTAATTATTTCTCCACAAGTTTGGCAAGGCTCCCTTTGAACGCAAGCAAGAGAGCAATATTCTTTATATTGTCTAAGTCCATGCGCTCTAAAAGGTTTTTTACAAGTTTTACAAATAACCTCTTTATCACCACGATGTTTATAGGAACAAGCTCTAGAACAGCAAACTTGTTTAATTCCCTTGCTTCTATATTTGAGAGGAAACTCTTTGTCACATACAATACATTTATTCATAAAATGCCTCTTAAGAAAGGAACATTATGCCTTTATTAGAAGGATGTAGCAAGAAAATAATTCAAGAAAATATCCGTGAGATGGTTAAGGCTGGGCATCCGCTTAATCAATCTATTGCTGCATCTTATCAAAATGCTCGTAAATGCGCTGCGGTTGATGAAGAAGAAACCGAAACAGAACATGAGTCACATAAGCGTGATTTAAAAGAAGAACCTGATTCTAAGATTGTTGCGTTTATCGTTTATACAGATGATGACAAAATCCTTTGGTTAAAACGTACCAAAGATGATTCTTGGGGCTTTCCTGGCGGTCACGTTGAAGAAGGCGAATCAGCAATTGAAGGTGCTATTCGTGAATCCCGTGAAGAAACAATGCACGTTCCTGAAACTGGACTTCAATTGATTTATGAAGATGGAAAAGTTCGTTTGTTTGGATGTAATGATGGTGAATTTAAACCTGAATTAAATGACGAACACAGCGAATTTGTTTGGGCAACGATTGAAGATGCACCCAATCCCCTGTTTCACAAAATTGACGGGGAAGAAGAAGAAATTGCCGAAAAAGCTGAGGAGAACGCTTCAGCAATGGATAAGCGTGAATATGATACAAACGGATGGTTTGAAGTAAAAGACAATCCGCTTTCTAAAATAGGTATTTTTCAATATTCAGGCGGTTCAATCTCTCCTGATTGCGAACAAGATAAGATTTACAACGTATATCGTCCAGCAGAAGAACTATCAACTGAGGAATGTATTAACTCATTCAAGTTGCTCCCCTGGATTGATAATCACGTTATGCTTGGCAGTGAAGATGAAGGTTTAACTCCTGCCGAAGCAAAAGGTATTCAAGGTGTTATCGGTGAAGATGTTTATTTCGATGGTGAATATCTTAAAGGTAATATCAAAGTATTTTCCGAAGCAATGAGTAATCTTATTGCTAACGGTAAAAAAGAATTGTCCTGCGGTTATCGTTGCAGATATGAATATGCTCCTGGAGTTTATGATGGTGTAGCTTATGATTATGTGCAACGAGAAATCAGAGGCAATCATCTAGCCCTAGTCGAAAACGGACGTATGGGTCCTGATGTAGCAGTATTAGACCATTTCACTTTTACAGTAGATAATAAGGAGCTTTTTAACATGGCTGAAGAAAACAAAGAAGTAGGTAGCGAGAAGCCTACTATGACCCTAGAGGAAGTTCATAAATTCCTTGAAGAAGTCATGCCAAAATTGGCAAAAATTCAAGAATTAACGGGTCAATCTTTTGGTTCAGCAGGTGAAGAAGCTGTTGCTGACGAAGATGAAACCGAACCTGATGGCGATACAGAAAAACCTGATGACGAAGCAACAGACGAAGAAATGGGTCTTGCTGGTGGTAAGGTTGGTGGTGCTGAGAAAGAACCAATGGAAGGTGAACGTGGCAATGGTATGGACGCTGCTGCTATCGTTGCTAAAGTAGAGAAAAACATTGCTGAAAAAGCAAAACTCTATGAACGCTTATCAAAACATATTGGCGCATTTGACCATTCAGAAATGGATTTGGACAAAATGGCTAAATATGGTTTGAAAAAACTTGGTGTAGAAGCACCTAAGACTGGTCGTGTTACATTCTTAAATGCTTTCTTACAAGGCAAAGGTGTATCAACTGCTGTAGCTATGGATTCTCATGCTACTCGCAAAAACAATTTCGTTAAACGTTTCTTAGAAGGTAAATAATCATGACTACTGCGAATTTCCAATCCACAGTCAATGTCAATCTCGGTTTTGGTATTCCAGGCGAGTTGATTGTTGATGGTCCACAACGAGTAGATTCTCTAGCTCTTGACAGCAATGGCGGTACTATCGGTTTAGCATTTACTAAATCAAATACTACTAACGTAGCAACTCAAGGCGGTACAATCGTTTCAGGCACTTCAGTATTTGCTGGTATTTTGGTGAACCCAAAAGTTTACGCATCTTACGGTGCTGTTGGTGGCAACCCACTAGACCCTACATTGTTCTTGCCAGCTTACTCACAAGGTGAGTTCTTAACAATGGGAACTATCGTTGTTACTATCGTTGGTGCTTGCAATATCGGTGACTTGGTTCAATACAATACTACAACTGGTGTTTTATCGACTGTAGCTCCAGGTTCTTCTGCAACAACTGGCAATGCTCTTATCCCTAATGCAGTAGTATGGAACTATCCACAATCTGCAACTGGCTTAACAGCTATCCGTATTACTGACTAAGGAATAAATGATGAAATCACAAGAACGTAGTTACATCGCCCCACGCCAAGTTCGTGCGTTGGCAATGGATGAAAAAGATGTTGCTAATTTTGCTGACTTAAGCGAAATCGGTATTAATTTTTCTGACAAACAAGTAAAAGCAATGGCAAACTGGGCAATGGATAGCGGTAACCAAGCTGACGTTACTAGCCCATCTATGACCACTCCAGTTCAATTCTTGCAAAACTGGCTTCCAGGCTTTGTTAAAGTAATTACTGCTGCTCGTAAAATTGACGATTTGGTAGGTATTACTACAACAGGCTCATGGGAAGATGAGGAAATAGTACAAGGTATCTTGGAACCAATTGGTAACGCTTTACCATACGGTGACAACACAAACGTTCCACTAGCTTCATGGAACACTAACTTTGTACGCCGTACTGTTATCCGTTTTGAAAAGGGTATCAAAGTAGGTATGTTGGAAGAAGCTCGTGCTGCTCGTATTCGTGTAAGCACTTCTGCTGAAAAACGTGCTTCTGCTGCTCTTTCATTGGAAATTCAACGTAACTTAGTTGGTTTCAATGGTTACAACGGTGGCAATAACTTGACATACGGCTTCTTGAATGACCCATCACTTCCAGCTTACGTTACTGTAGCTGCAACTGGTACAGGTGGTTCAACATTGTGGTCAAGCAAAACATTCTTGCAAATCGTAGCTGACATTCGTGTTGCTGCTGCTCAATTGCAAACTCAATCACAAGATACAATCAATCCTGAAGATGCTGAATTAACTTTAGCATTGCCAACTGATTCATACCAATACTTGTCAGTTACTTCTGACTTTGGTATCTCAGTTCGTGACTGGTTGAACAAGACTTACGCTAAATTGCGTGTTATCTCAGCTCCTCAATTGAACTATGCTAACGGTGGTGCTAACGTATTCTACCTATACGCAGAACACGTTGAAGATGGTGCTTCTGATGACAGCCGTACTTGGGTACAAGTTGTTCCAGCTAAGTTCCAAGCACTTGGCGTTGAAAAACAAGCTAAAGCGTATGTAGAAGACTACTCAAACGCTACTGCTGGTGTTATGTTGAAACGTCCATACGCCGTTGTGAGATATAGTGGGATTTGAAAATAAAAGAGAGGGGCTTATAGCCTCTTTCTTTTTATTGATGTAATATAGATGGGGGGAAAAATCCGCCCATCTATTTCTATTTAGGAGTTTCAAATGGCAAAAGTTCACGTTTTTTCAACGCTTGCAAATGACCAGCTTTATCAAAATTGGTTGCAAGGCGGTAACGACCTTCCTATTAAGGATAAAGGCGTATTAATTAAAGGTGGTACAGGCGTGGCAAATGACCGTCTTATCACTCCAATTGGCGTTCCAACAGAGATTGAAGAAGCCGATTATGAAGCATTAAAGAAAAATCCAGTATTTTTGAAACATGAAAAAGATGGTTTCATTACTGTTCGTGCTAAAAAAGTAGAAGTAGAAAAAGTAGTTCCTGACATGAATCTGAAAGACAAGTCTGCACCATTGACTGCTTCAGATTTCAAAGAAGATGAAGAACCGAAAGTAAACTAAGATGACTTCTCTAGTCCCTAGCTATAACGATGCAAATTTCAGATTGCAATTTCCTGCGTTTGAAAATACTACTGACTTTCCTGAAGTTCAGTTGGAAAGCTGGTGGACTATGGGAACAGCTTATATTAATGTTTTAAATAACTTTCCTTGGGATTTTAATTCTAAACAATTGCAACTTGCTTTAGATTTAATGTGCGCTCATTTAGCACAATCATTTACAATGATAAATGCTGGCATCCCTACAGTAGTTGTTCAAGGTACTAGCGAAGGCACAGTCAACGTATCAATGACACCACCACCCGTTAAAACAGCTTTTGGCTGGTGGTTGGCAACAACTCCTTATGGCGGTCAATTGCGTGCTTTATTGCGTGCTGTAGCAAACGTAGGGCTATTTGTAGGCGGTAGTAACGAAAATCTAGGCTTTCGTAGAGCTGGTGGGTTTTTCGGATAATGGCTGCGCTTAATCTTGATAAGATTAAAGCGACATTAGAACGTGCGCCTGAGGAATTTAAAAATCTTGTTGCACAAGTAGGGTTTCCTTCAGGTATAAATTATGAAGATGAAACGCCTGTTGCAACTGTAGCAGCATGGAATGAATACGGAACTTCCGTTTCACCTGCTCGCCCTTTCATGCGCCCAACAATAAAAGAACAAAAAGACAAATGGATTGAAACCATTAAAAAAGGTGTTCAAAGAGTTGTTTTAAATAAAGAAACTGCTTTTGATACTTTAGATAGAGTTGGAAGGCAAGCAGCAGCCGATATACAAACAAAAATATCTAGCATTTACAGTCCACCTAATGCTCCATCTACCATTAAACGCAAAGGTTCTGCAAAACCTTTAATTGATACTGGATATATGCTTGCTTCTGTATCAAACGCAGTAAATAAGGCTGGCTCAGAATTTAAAAAGGATTGAAAATGAATTTGCGTGGAATGGTAAATAAATATACTCAGATAACTAATCCAAACATTCAAATCAATTGGATTCAATCTACTGGCTATACAACTAATGCAGCAGGTAAAAGAACACCAACAAGTTTAACACTGACTGTTCAAGCTCAAGTTCAAGCATTAAGTTCTACAGATTTACAACATACTGATGGATTAAACATTACAGGCGTAATGCGTTCAGTTTACCTCTATGGCAATGCTGCTGGCGTTGTAAGAACCGATAATATTGGCGGTGATATATTGGTATTCCCTGAAGTTCCAAATGGCTGTAATCGCAATTGGCTTATTACTCAAGTTGTAGAAACTTGGTCTGATTGGTGTCATGTTATCGTAACTTTACAACAGGAATAAATTATGCAAATCAATGTAAACAATGGAACACCTGGATTAGCTGCCGATGCAGCAGTATCAATTGACCAGTTTGGTAATCCTTTAGTCAATATTCCAACATACCGAGCAGGTGTTTATGATATTACACCAGCTTCACCTGCAACTGATGTATTTACTATTACAGGTTCAGCAACTAAAACAATCAAAATTACAAGATTACAAGTGACTGCGGACAATTCTAGTTCTGCTGGCGTAATTGACTTTTATTGTTTTTTTAGGACTACAGCTAATACAGGTGGCACTTCTACAGTATTAACGGGTGTTCCTTATGACACAACTAATCCAGCACCAACGGCAGTTGTTAGGGCTTATTCAGCCAATCCTGCCACATTAGGAACTGGAACTTTTATGTTTGGTGACCATTATGCTTTGGCTAATGCTTCTAATAGTGGTATTCCTGTATTCCCGTGGATTGAAGATTTTGGAATTAGAAACACACAACCCATTATTTTGCGTGGAGTTAATCAATCATTCTGCTTTAGTTTAAATGGCGATACAGTTCCTAGCGGAACTAATATTTATGTTTCAATAGAGTGGACTGAAGAATGAGTGTAACAATTGACATCATTGACCAAGATGTATTTACGGCTTTGGTGACATTTTTTAATACATTTTTACCTAGCGGTACGCAAGTAGTTCAAGGGCAGGATAACTTAGTTGCCATGCCTAAAGGCGGTTTTGTTGTAATGACTAATGGAGCTATGGATAGATTATCTTTTAACGTAGATGACTATAATCCAGCTTTACAACAAAAAATGATTTTAACGCCAACAAGATATGAAATGCAGCTTGATTTTTATGGCTCTACGTCACAAACGTGGGCTATGCAAACTCAGGCTTTATTTCGTGACCAGTACGCAACTGACATTTTCCCTGCAAATATTCAGCCATTGTACGCAGATGACCCTGTTCAAATTCCTCTGATTGATGGGGAACAACAATATGAACAACGCTGGAAGATAACGGCAAGTTTACAATACAACCCAATATTGACTACATCACAACAATCAATGTTGGAAGCAAATGTAACGCTTGCACCAATCGACCAAACATTTAAACCATAGGAGCTTTTATGAGTACCATTCCTTTTTCACAAGTAGTAAACGTAATTCCATCGGTATTAGCAGCCAATGGCATCGCTGTTGACCTAAATGGTCTGATGCTCACGCAAAATGCTCTAGCACCTGCGGGTACGGTTTTACAATTTGCAACGGCAGCTAACGTTCAAAGTTATTTTGGCGCAGGTTCGACTGAAGCAACATTGGCAAGTATTTATTTTAACGGCACTTCAGATAGCACAACTTTGCCAGGTGCTTTGTTAGTAGCTAATTATCCTGAAGCTGCAACTGCTGGTTGGTTGCGTAGTGGAAACATGGCTTCTATGACTTTAGGTCAATTGCAAGCGTTGGGTTCAGGCACATTAACTCTTACAGTAAATGGCACACCAATTACTTCAGGAACTATCTCATTGGCAGCAGTTTCAAGTTTTAGTGCAGCAGCAGCAGCAATTCAAGCTGCATTTACAACTCCACCATTTACAGTTACTTGGAACTCAACAGTAAGCGCATTTATTTTTACAACTAATACTACAGGCGCAACTGCAACGATTTCTTATGCAACAGGTACTTTATCAACAGGTTTATTGCTAACTCAAGCTACTGGCGCAGTATTGTCACAAGGTCAAGCGGTTGGTGTTCCAGCAACATTTATGAACACTATCATTGCTTCTAATCAAAATTGGGCTACATTCTTTACAACATGGGAATCAACAATTACAGAAAAAGAAGCATTTGCTACTTGGTCTAATTCTGTTGCTCCTCGCTATTTATATGTATGTCAAGATTCTGACATTAACATTTTAACAGCTAATAATACAGTTACTTTTGGCAATTATTTGCAAACAAATCAATTAGTTGGTACTTGTGCAATTTATGGTACAAATTCATTGTCTGCTTTTGTTGCTGGTTATGCTGCATCATTGAATTTCAATGCGTTAAATGGTCGTACTACTTTAGACTTCTGCCAACAATCAGGTTTAACTCCCGCGGTATCTAATGCAACTAATTTGGCTGCTGTAGTTTCTAACGGCTATAACACTTACGCTGCATACGGTTCTAACAATCCTGCAAATAACGCTAACTGGTTTACTCCAGGCTCAGTTTCAGGCAAATGGTTATGGGCTGATACTTATGTAAACCAAATTTGGTTAAACGCAAACTTACAAACAGCTTTGGTTGATTTGTTGTTGTCAGTAAATTCTATTCCTTACAATGCTCAAGGTTATTCATTGATTAACGCTGCTTGTTTAGACCCAATCAACGCTGCAATTAACTTTGGTGCTATTCGTAAAGGTATTCAAGTATCTGCTGCTCAAGCTGCTGAAATCCAATATGCTTTAGGTTTCAATGCTGCACCACAAATCCAATCACAAGGTTATGTGTTGTATATTGCTCCTGCAACGGCTCAAACTCGTGCTGCTCGTCAATCACCACCAATCACTCTATACTATCAAGATGGTGAAAGCGTACAACAAATTACTCTTGCTTCTATCGTAATTCAATAAGGATTAAATCATGGCAACAATAACCTCGGCAAATTCAGTATTAACACTTGCGGTAGCAGGTGTATTTGGTAGCGCAACAAACATTCAAGGCTTTGCTGTTGATGATGCTTTTGAATCAGAAGCTGTGCAACAATCAGAAACTCTTATGGGAGTTGATGGGCATTTATCAGGCGGTAAAGTATGGGTTCCATACAAAATGACAGTTCATCTACAAGCAGATAGTCCAAGTGTTCAAATTTTTGATGCTTGGCGAGCTGCTCAAGATGCGGCAGTTGACGTTTTTACAGCCGATGGTACAATTGTTCTTCAATCCACAGGTGTTACATATACACTAAAAAATGGTTACTTAACAACAGCGACACCTTTTCCTGCTGTTAAGAAAACATTGCAACCAGTAGTATATGAAATCACATGGGAATCAATTGTAGGCACACAAAACGGGTTCTAAATAAATTATGGCTAGAAAAGAAACGACATTTGTAGCAGATACTGGTAGAGATACTGGAAAACAATTTTTAATTACCGAAATGTCGGCTTCTAAAGCTGAAAACTGGGCTTTTCGGGTAATACTCGCTATCGGCAATGCTGGTATCGAGATACCCGAAGGTTTAGCTGCACAAGGTATGTCAGGATTATTAGCGATTGGTTATATGAATTTGCTAAAAATTCCATTTGAAGCAGCAGAGCCTTTATTAAATGAAATGATGGATTGCGTTCAAATTATTCCATCAGTAAATGTAAAACGTAAATTATTTGAAGATGATATTGAAGAAGTAATAACTCGATTACAGTTAAGAAAATCTATATGGGATTTACACATGGATTTTTTTTTAGATTCAACCCAATCGACTTCGGAATTAAATCCGCAAGTCAATCCTCAAGAAAGCTCATTGAGTATCAAGCCACAACGCAAGCGATAGCAACTTGTATATCTTCTAGGCTTGCTACTTTGCATGAATTAGATACAGTTTATTCAATTGAAGATATGTGGATATTGTTAGAAATTAACGCTGTTGATAGGCATAACGCATATATAACAAACAAAAAATAAGGAGTAAATCTTGGCTACAGTTATTGATAGTTTATTAATTGAGCTGGGACTTGACACCTCTAAATTTAATGACGCTCAAAAAAAGGCTGTAGAAAGCCTACGAAAAACTGACGAGCAAGCAAAAAAATCTAATGATGTAATTCAACGTGGAGCTAAGCAAACTGCGGATGAATTTTCAAAAGCTAAAGATTCAATTGTTGCATTAGGAACTGCTTTATTATCTTTTGATGCAGTCAAATCTTTTGTTATGGATATGACTAAATCAAATATGCAATTAGGTATTAGTTCTAGTTTATTAAATGTATCAGCAAGACAATTAAAATCATGGTCTGAAGTGGCTCAAAAAGCTGGAGCTGCGCCTGAAACATTTACAAATGCAATGAAAACAATGCAAGAACAAGCTGCTCTTTTTCACATGGGAAAAGGTGGTCAAGAATTTGCTCAATCGTTTTCTATGTTGGGTCTTGATAAAGATAAAGATATAACAAATATTGGCAAAATATCTGATGCTTTAATTAAATTTAGAGATAAATTCGGAACAAGAGAGGCTCAAAATTTAGCCAAAACTTTAGGATTTGGTGACGATGCTTCATTTAATGCCATGCTTAAAGGTGGCGATGCGCTTAACAGTCTTTATAAAGACATGGATAAGTATAATGATAAAAGCGAACAAGCTACTATTGAAGCAGGTAAACTTAATGACAAAATGGTGGATTTATCTTCTGCTTTTGGAAGATTAAAAGACCAAACATATATTTCTATTGGTCCAGGGCTTGAAGAATTATTAGATTTTGCTAAAGATGCTGTTACATGGTTTACAAAATTAAGTGACATTATTGATAAATTTGAATCAAAACTTGGAATGTCAAGTGTTCAAAAAGTATTATCGAGAGCTATGCCTATTGCTGGCGTTGCAATTGCAGCCTATAACGAAGTAACTGGAAAAGCAGCTAAAGCACAAAAACAATCAGCAACACAAGAAAAAAATAGCAAACAGTTAATGGACTATTTTGTTTCTCAAGGATGGACTAAAGAACAAGCTGCTGGAATTATTGGAAATTTAAGTCAAGAAAGTAAATTAGACCCAAATGCCAAAAATGCAAGTGGCATGAAAGGAATTGCTCAATGGAACAAATCAAGGCAAGCTGATTTTCAAAAATGGGCTGGATTTGCAATTGATGACCCAAAAGCTGATTTAATGAAACAAGCTGCATTTATTCAATATGAATTAACGCAAGGCAGTGAAAAAAATGCTGGAAATAAATTAAAACAACAAAATACTGCAATTGGTGCTTCTGATGTCATTATGGGAAGTTATGAAAGACCAAATGATAATTCTGCAAGCAAAAGAGAACAATATGCTATTCAAGCTGCAAATATGACTGGTGCTGGTATAAACGCACACACAAATAACACATCAACAGCTAACAATACTCAAGTTGCTATTAATGGTGATATTAATGTTCATACTCAAGCGACAGATGCAAATGGAATTGCAAAAGAACTTCCTCAAGCGATTCAAAATCAATCAATGATTAATGCTGGTATGGGAGCAAATAGATAATGTCATTAATTAATTTTCCTGATGTGCCTAATTTGCCAGGAGTTCCTGCAATTCCACGTTCACCAAGTTTTCCTACTTTAGCACCCACTCAAACAACTAGCGTAACAAATCCACTGCCACCATTATTAACACAATGGGGATTTGTATTAGATAGCGGTGAAGTTCCAATTGTACCTGATTCATTTGTTGATTTTGAATATCGTGAAGAACGTAAAATTCCAAATTACCCAGTAGAAGGCGGTAGTTTTGCAAGTTACAATAAAGTCGCATTGCCTTTTGATGTAAAAGTTACAGTTTCATGTAACGGAAAAGGTCAAATGACTAAAGAAGATTTTTTAAATGCAATAGAAAATTTAATTAGTTCTTTGACATTAGTTAATGTTATAACGCCTAATGCAACTTATAATAATTGTAATTTAATTCATTATGATTATCGTAGAGAATCAAAACAAGGCGTTTCTTTATTAATTGTCGCTTTATCATTTCAAGAAGTTAAAATTGCTCAATCTTCAATTCCAACAACTACAGAGCCAAGTGGAGCTTATGTTCAAAATAACGGGCAAACTTCTCCAGTAAATTTAGATGCAACACAGGAAGCTCAAATTGTTAGTCCACAAGATTTTCTATCTTCTGTAACTGATAATTTACCTAGTATAACGGGATTGAATAGTTCTTTATCAAATGTTCAAAGCACATTAACTTCTACAACATCACCATTAACTTCGGTATTATCAGGACAATTAAATCCTTTAAGCAATTTATCTACACAAGCAACACAACTATCATCACAACTTTCTTCTGAGATAAGTTCAATTAGTCCTAATATTGGTGGATTATTAAATGGAGTTCCTTTAAATATAAATGCTAATATTAATGCTATAGGTTGTATAACTAGAGATATTAATAAAATTACAAATGGTATGGCTATTTTAGAAAATTACAATAATGTGCCTTTATTAAATTCTGTTAAAGCAATTCAATCAACAACAAATGGTATTGGTAATTTAATTTCATTAAGCGAAAGAGTTATACAATGAACCAATCTATTGCTCTTTCACAAGTTCCATCTCAAACATTAACTATTCAGCTTGGCACTCAACAATGCACAATTAATGTTTATCAAAAAAGCACGGGATTATATTTAGATTTGAACGTGGCTGGAACTCAAATTTTAAATACAATGCTATGTTTAGATAGAGTTGCTTTAATAAGAGAATCTTATTTAGGATTTATTGGTCAATTGTTTTTTGTAGATACTCAAGGCACAGATGACCCTTATTACACAGGATTTGGTACTAGATTTATTTTGGTATATTCATCATGACATTTGCTGTTAGACAAATTGATTTACAATTTAGTGGAGTTAATTCACAAGTTGTGAATTTAAAAGGGTTGAGATGTTCTGCAACTATTGTTAATCCAGGCGGTTCAATGGCATTTGGTCAATTGCAGTTAAAAGTTTACGGCATGACATTGGCTCAAATGAATGAATATTCAAGTATTGGCACTAATCAAGTTGCTGTTCAACAACAATCAATTACAGTAAGTGCTGGGAATCAAGGTGATATTGCATTGTCGCAAGTTTTTCAAGGCAATTTAATGTCTAGTTATATTGATTTAAGCAATATGCCAAACATATCTTTTAATTGTGCTGCAGTTGCTGGATATTTGCAAAAAGGAACTCCTGTAGCTTCAAATACTTATCAAGGTGCAAAAAGTGCAGAAGTTATTATTGCAAATTTAGCAAAATCATGTGGGTTAAATTTTCAAAATAATGGCGCACACGCAATTTTACAAAATCAATATGTATATGGCTCTGCTGTTGACCAAATGCGTCAAGTTGCTTTAGCAGCAAGCATACCAATTGTTATTGAAAATAATACAATAATTATATTTCCAAATAACGGATTTAGAGATGATATGATTATTGATATGAGTCCGCAAACAGGAATGGTTGGTTATCCATCTTATTGGGAATCAGGATTTGTAATAAAATCTGAATTTAATCCACAAATTCTTAATGGAAGGCAAATGAAAATAACAACTTCACTTCCTAAAGCGAACGGAACATTTGCAATACAAAGCGTTGCTCATGAAATTAGCACATTAACGCCCGATGGTCCATGGTTCACAACAACTACATTAGCTCCACCACCTTATGTCGCAAACAACTAATTATCAAACCAATTACGTTTCAGCAGATAATGCTTCTGAAATTGGTCGATTACAATTAATTATCAAGACAGCATTGTCAGGAGTTAGAACGTCAATGCCTGTTCAAGTAATTTCTGTGACTAACGCAGGTGGAGTTTCACCTATTGGAACTGTAGATGTTCAACCAATGGTTAGCTCAGTAGATGGCTCAGGTCAGATTTGGGCGCATGGAATTATTCATAACGTACCTTATATGAGAATACAAGGCGGAGCTAACGGAATTATTTTAGACCCTGTTGTTGGTGATATTGGAATAGCTTCTGTTTGTGACCGAGATATATCAACAGTTCAAAACTCAAGCAAAGTATCAGCCCCTGGTTCAAATCGTAAACATGATATGTCCGACATGGTTTATTTGATGACTATTATTGGTGCAGCACCTACGCAATATGTTCAATTTAATAGTTCAGGAATAACAATTACTTCGCCAACAAACGTAACGATAAATGCGCCAACGGCAATCGTAAATTCGTCAACTAATGTTACAATGAACACTCCTCTTTTAAAGGTAAGTGGCGATATTATAGACAATTCTGCGACCAATACTCACACAATGGCTCAAATGCGTAGTCTATACAATAGCCATACTCATTCTGACCCACAAGGTGGAAATACTGGAACTCCAAGCAATTCAATGTAAGGTGATATATGACAATAATTCAAAATACTCTATTACTTGACCAATCAATAATTAATTCTTTATTTGATTATAATGAAGGCAAGCTATTTTGGAAAAAAACTGTTAATTCAAGAGCGCAAAAAGGACAACAGGCTGGTTCTGATAATGGCAATGGATATTGCAGAATAAGAATAAACAAAAAAATGCACTACGCTCACCGATTAATTTTTATATTGCATTATGGATATTGTCCTAAATGTATTGACCATGTAAATGGCGATACAACAGATAATAGAATTGAAAATTTGAGAGAAGCTACTCAAACAGAAAATAATTACAATATGAAAAAGCCAAAACATAATACAACGGGCGCAAAATGTGTTTATTGGTTTAAACCAAAAAATAAATGGAAAGTTCAAATTGGAATTAATAAAAAAAGTAAACATATAGGATATTTTGATGATTTTGAATTGGCTGAATTAGTAGCAAATGAAGTTAGAGAAAAATATCATGGTGAATTTGCAAGGGCTGCATAATGAGTATTATTCAAAATACATTATTGCTTGACCAGTCACAATGGGATATTGTGCTTGATGTAAACGGAAATATTGCTCTTGCTAATGCGCCTTATTCTATTGCTCAAGATGTTGCTTCTGCCGTTAGAACGTTTGTCGGTGAGTGTTGGTATGATAATTCTTTAGGGCTTCCATATTGGCAAAATATTTTAGGTAAATTTCCACCTTTACAATTTTTTGACCAAAAAATTACTGAAGCTGCATTTACTATTCCTAATGTTTCAAAAACTAAAGTAACATTTACATCTTTTACTAATCGTGTTTTGTCAGGTGAAATACAAATTATTGACACAGATGGTGTAATTAACAACGTAGCCTTTGGATAAACTATATGACAACTAATGTCCCACAAATAACTTGGGTAAATGGCAGTCCAGTATTACCTGCTGAAACAGATATTTTAGCAGGAGTTCAAGCCGATATTAATGCTGCTTTTGGTGGTGGCGTAAATCCATCACTACAAACTCCTCAAGGTCAAATTGCACAATCTGAAACGGCTATTATTGGTGAGAAAAATAATGAAATTGCTTATATTGCAAATCAAGTTAATCCATCAATGGCTTCAGGAATATGGCAAGATGCTATCGGTGAAATTTATTTTATTACTAGAATCCCCGGAGCTGGTACAGTGGTATCTTGTAATTGCACAGGTGCTGTTGGTACTATTATTCCTGCTGGTTCTGTAGCGCAAGATACTAGCGGTTATTTATATTCATCTACAGCTACGGCAACTATACCATCTACGGGTACAGTCACTATTCAATTTCAAAATCAAACTCAAGGCGCAATTGCTTGTGCTGCTGGCGCATTAAATACAATTTATACTGCAATTGCAGGATGGAATACAATTACTAATCCTACTGCTGGAACACTTGGTAATCTTGTAGAATCAAGAGCTGCATTTGAAGCTCGTAGGTCTGCTTCTGTAGCTGGTAATTCAGTAAATTCTCTTAGCTCTATTTATGCTGCTGTAACTCAAGTTCCTAATGTTATTGGGTGTTTGGTAGTAGATAATCCTACAGGAAGCACAATTACTTATGGCAGCACCAATTATTCAATGGCTGCTCATTCTATTACGGTATCCGTAGCTGGTGGTTCTGCTTCAGCAATTGCTCAAGCAATTTGGAGTAAAAAACCTCCTGGAACAAGTTATAACGGAAATACATCATACACAGTTTATGATACAACTTATTCAACTCCACCAGCTTATACAGTAACTTGGCTTACTCCAACTTCTACTCCTATTTATTTTGCTGTGCAAATTAAAAATAGTGCTTTGCTGCCATCTAATATTATTCAATTGGTTCAAGCTGCTGTTATTCAGTCCTTTAATGGGCAAGATGGCGGAACTGCTGTAACAATTGGTTCTACTTCTTATTCAGGTCGTTATTACGCTAATATCAATGCTATTAATCCTAATGTAAACGTAATTGAAGTTTATTTAGGAGCAAGTGCTAGTCCTAGCACATTGTCAGTATCACTTGGCATTGACCAAGTTCCAACATTAACAGCATCTAATATAGCAGTGACATTAGCATGATAAATTGGAACGAAACCTTATTAAGTCAATATGTTGATTCGCCAACATTGGTTGGTATATTACAATCATTTAATGATGCAATAGACCCTTCAGTTGATATTGCAAATTTTTATACTCAAATTTGGAACGTTGCAACTGCGGTAGGAAACGGGTTAGATATTTGGGGACAAATTGTAGGTGTATCACGCTATTTACAAATTAATGCGTCAAATTATTTTGGTTTTGATGAATCAGTTACTACACCTACTTTATCGACAGGCGCACAGCCTTTTAATCAAGCTCCATTTTATTTGGGAGCTACATCAACAACAACTTATGCTTTGTCTGATGCTCAATATCGTAGATTGATTTTAGTTAAAGCTGCTGCAAATATTTCTAATTTATCTATTCCTTCTATCAATGCTTTATTGCAAGCTGAATTTGGAACAAGTGATGGCGTAAATCCTTACGGTGCAGCTTATGTAATTGATTCAGGTGGTATGGCATTTCAATATCATTTAACATTTGTACCAAGTGCCGTTCAAATCGCCATTATTAATAATTCGGGCGTATTTCCTAGACCTGCTGGCGTTAGCGTATCATTAACATATTAATAGGATAAAAAATGCAAAGTACCAATATACCTTCAAAGATTCCATTACCTTTTGCTAACTCAGCAAGTTCAACATATAAATATAGTATTCCCACTTCGTCACAAATTGGTATTACTAACGGCAAAGCATCATTAACTGATGGATTTCCTCCATTAACATTTACGCCTATTGGTTCAGGCGGTGTTCCGCCTTTTGGTGGTGATATGAATGGCATTTTATATGAGATTACTGCTATTCAACAATGGCAAGAAGCAGGTGGGTTTTTTCCTTATGATTCTACATTTTCTACGGCTATTGGCGGTTATCCTAAAGGTGCTGTGCTACAAAGTAGCTCATTTAATGGATTGTGGGTAAGTTCGGCAGAAAATAATACTACCAATCCTGATACTGGCGGTGCTGGATGGGTTTCTCTTGCATTTGAAGGGTTGCAGTCTGTTGCTGTAGTAAGTAATACAGCCACTCTAACTCAACTTCAATCTGCATATCCTATTATTACACTTACTGGAACATTGACAGCTAATGCTACAGTTAATATCCCTGCACAAGTTGGCCAATGGATTTTTTCTAATCAGACTACAGGTGCTTTTACTTTAACAGTTAAAACACCTTCAGGTACTGGCGTAACAATTGCTCAAGGTTCATCACAATATTGTTGGGGTGATGGTACTAATATTTATTATGCCAATGCTTCTTCAGTAACAAGTTTTAACACTCGTACAGGGGCAATTACACTTAATTCGACTGATGTAACTTCAGCTCTTGGATTTACTCCATACAACGCAACTAATCCTTCAAATTATACAAGTAATAATTTAGGACTTTCAGCACAAACTTGGACTAATGTAACTTCAAGTAGAGTAGCTGGAACTGTATATACAAATTCAACTGGAAATCCAATATTTGTATATATATCAATTCATCTTGGCGGTCAAAATGGAGCAAGTCAAGCAAATGTATTTATAAATGGTACTCAAGTTGCTGATATGTATCATTTTGAATCAAATTCAGCTTTTTCAACTTCTTTTACAACAAGTTTTATAGTTCCAAATGGTTCTACTTATGAAATAACATTACAAAATCTTAATACTTATAGTAGTTCAAGTATTGATTATTGGTGGGAATTAAGATAAGGAAAAAAAATGGTATATTATCAAGCTCCAAATGAATCGGTTTATGCTTACGACCCTGAAACACAACAAGAATTAATTAATGAAGCTATTGCTGCTGGATGGGTGAATGTAACAAATTCTTATCCTTTTCCGCCAGTTCCTTACATTCCTACTGCGAATGATAATAAAGTAACAGCATCGGCATTATTAAGTGCTACTGATTGGACTACAATTGCAGATGTAACAGACCCTACAAAATCAAATCCATATTTATCTAATGGAGCTGATTTTACTGCTTATCGTAATGCAGTAAGACAATATGCAGTTTATCCTGTAGCTGGTAATATTACATTTCCAACGCTACCAACAGAAGTTTGGACTAAAGTTTAAAGGGCTATGACATGACAATTTTATTTTCACCATCATTAAATACTGAATTTGATACTAATGTAACGCCTTTAGACCAAATTCCTACTGATGCTTTTACTCCTCAAGTTGATATTAAAATAGAAGAAATCCAAGCTGAAATTCAAGCATTGGAAACTCAAGAGGCTGTAGAAGTTCAAGCCGATATCCTGACAAAATCTAAGAAAGGTTAGTCATGGTACAGCACGATGATTTTACAGATAAAGCTGCTCAAGCTGGTAATGCCATTCAATATTCAGGTGCAACGGGTAGCATAATTTGCGGTCTTGCACTTAATGAAATCGGTGTAATTATCGGCATAATTGTTGCTGTATTTGGTTTCTTTATCAATTGGTATTACAAACATAAAAGTTATATGCTTTTAGTAAAACGTACTGATGCAGAAACAGATGCTTTAAAAACTGGAAAAATTAGCGTGTTAGAAGAACCTGATATAGACCAAGATAATGGATAAATGGCAAGCAGCTCTTTTATCATTATCTGCAAGTGGGCTTATTTTTCTAGCAGCTCAGGAAAGTTATAGTCCAGTTCCATACAAAGATACAAAAGGCGTTATTACAAACGGATTTGGTAACGCCTCAATCACTCCCAATCAAAATGTCACAGTAACTAAAGCCTTAGAAGATTTAAAACAAAACACTTCTGAATCTGGTAAAGCTGTTTCATCATGTGTAACGTCACGCATTACACAAAATCAATATGATGCTTTTGTAAGCCTTGCATACAATGTAGGCTCTTATTCATTTTGTAATTCCACTATTGTTAAAAAAGCAAATGAAGGCGATTTAATTGGGGCGTGTAATGAATTTAAACGCTGGACTTTTGTAGGCGGAAAAGATTGTAAGATTAAATCTAATAAATGTTATGGTATTTATAAAAGACGAGAATCAGAACGTCAACTTTGTTTAAAGGATAATTAATATGTGGCAAAAGATTAAACCTTATTTGTATATCGCAACTGTAAAATTAGAAGCTATTTATCTTATTATTAAAAGTAAATTGTCAAATATATTTGACATTATTAAATCAACATTAATTTCTGTAGTTACAAAAATTAATATGGA